AGACTAAGAAAATGAATAAGAAAATACTTGGTGAATTTATAGAGTTGGTCGCTTGAGAAACTGTCCACTAGGGGTCATACGACCCCTTTTTTATTGCTATACTACGTACATAAATAAATCACTACATTATGACTTTTGAACTTAAGATGACAGAACAGCAAGCAGTTGATGGATTGAGAAGTGCATACGGAACTGAATTCACTGCTGCTGATGTTAAAGCATTTTGTGCCATGAATGACATTGGTTATGCAACAGT